CCAGTCATAGAGAGCAGTTTTAGTTTGTCCCTCTGCCTCTAAATGCTCCTCACCATCATTGACACCTACCAATTGATAGCCCTTGGCAGTCATTTTTTTGTCGATTTGTTTTAATACTTTGCGATATCTACTCATGATTTTCACTCCTTTAGATGGTTAAATAATCAATACATGAAAAGCATTTTAGTCATGTATTGAGAGATACTGAACCATAGAAAAACCCTTGTCAATAGGTTTTCTGAAATATTTATACTAGGACTTTCCCTAATGTATGAATATACAGTAGTCAGCAGATAGACCCCTAAAAGCGGGCAAGTAATCCCGAAGGGAAACAGGTAAAAGACTTATCCAATAGAGAGAGACTAGAGAGAGTATCTTCAAATCGTCCTAGATCTCCAGTTACTTACCATTGTGTTTTATACGTCCTATACTCTAGGGTATGCAAATACCTATTAGATACCTATGAATAAACTCCCCAAACTCACTAGAGCGCAGATCAAAGAAAACCTAAAACAAGTCCCCATAGAGACTGTTTTATTGGGTGCGACTTCTACTCATGGTGTCAAACTAACAGGCAAGCAGAAGGCATTCGCGCGAAAAGTAGCGGACGGAATGCCAAAGGCACAAGCATACAGAGAGAGTTACGACAGTAACGGCAAACCAACCACAGAGGCAGTAGAAGGGAGCAAACTAGCCAGTAACCCTAAAATAGCCACAATGATAGAGGCATTTAAGGTAGCTAATGAGGCAAGGGAATATCTTTTACCCGAACAAATGAGAACACTAGCTATACAAAAACTGGTAGAGATCACAACAACAGAAGATGAAAAGACGGCCAACAAACTCAAGGCCATTGAGTTAATAGGCAAAATGGCAGAGGTATCTCTATTCAATGAGACTAAAACCCATTTACATATTCACAGCGCAACAGATCTCAAGGCAAAGTTACTAGAGGGTTTGCGCTTGGCATTCACTAGCAGCCGATCTCTAAACAATGACGCTAAGATCAAGGCAGAATCCCTCTTAGCCGAATTGAATAGTCCTATAACTATTGATGGGGATGCCATAGAAATCAACGACTTATCGACCCCACCCGACCCGACCCCCCTAAAATCGACTGATTTTGAGGGTGACAGTTTGCATAGTATTCCACACAATCAAACACCCCCCCTTACCGATTCTGGGTCCCCTACCGAGGCCGATATTTCTCACTATAGCAATGCTATAGTGACAAATCCTTTAGAATCAGATACTTGCGATCGTATTAGGGAAAACCCTAACTCACAAAAAGAGGGGGAGGGTGATGTTGATTCCCTATTGGCAGACCTAGAATCCCCTAGCGAAACACCACCCTTATCAAAATAACCAGTAAAGGCTAAAAAAATATATGAAAATTTCTGAAGAGTACCCAGACTTAATGACGGCTGATGGCTTTGATGAGGCTGTCGTGGGCGTAGTAGAAAGAATTGGCATGACGGCCATATGCTACGATAAGGACAAGATTATTGAAATCCTCATCAAAGAGGGCGATATGACTTATGAAGAAGCTTTGGAGTATTTCTATTTTAATATCCAAGGCGCATGGGTAGGAGAGCATACGCCCGTGTTTCTAGAGATGGGTTCCCTATAATGACACGCAAGGTCTTGGACAATCTAGATATCTTATTGATATCTTTGTTAATCTTTTCTTTGGTAGTTATCTATACGGCTACTCAATACTCCTTATATAAGGCAGAGGTGTATGTTTGTTCTGACTTTGGCAAAAACCCCACGCCAGATGTCGTAGAGATGTGTAGAAAGGCAAAAAGATGAGAAGTATATACGCTATCCAAAAGGATATTGATAGGGCTACTACCCTACTGAAGAGACTGCTTCTAGAGAAGAAGTTAACCGTCCAGCAATTAGAAGGGCTAAAGGCCAGCTCAGAGATTTTGACAGAGAAGCCAATAGAACGCCTTCGTCATATGGAGGGCTGTGGTAAATGACCCCCGCCCAAAAAAATATCTATTTAATCATTGACGAGTGGTGGAAGATGTACGGATTTGGTCCGACCATAGATGACATCATGCACCAGTCTGGCGAGAGGGGCCGAGGTAACGTATCCCGCAAAATGAAAACTCTAATTGAAATTGGGGTTTGTAAGGGGGTTGTAGGCAAAGCCCGTTCTATCCGCCCCGCCTATATGAAGATTAGGAATATTGAATGACCCAAGAGGAAATTCTATTAGAATTACTAAAGCTTCTTCCAGAAGAAGATCAAAAGCCATTACTGCCATTGGCAGAGTCTTTTGGTAATGCCGAAACCCGTGAAGCTGGACAGGATGATTTTCTAGCTTTTGTTCAATCTGTATGGCCAGGATTTATTTATGGCCGCCATCACGCTTTGATGGCTAAGAAATTTGAGGACATAGCTAATGGGAAATCCAAACGCCTTATCATCAATATGCCGCCACGTCACACAAAATCCGAGTTTGCTAGTTATCTGCTTCCTGCTTGGTATCTTGGTCGGTTCCCAAATAAAAAGATTATTCAATGTTCTAACACGGCTGAATTAGCCGTAGGCTTTGGCCGTAAGGTTCGTAACTTAGTTGACTCGGAGGCGTATGCGAAGATCTTTCCAAATGTCGCTCTTAGATCTGATTCTAAGGCTGCTGGTCGTTGGGCTACTAATGCCAATGGCGATTATTTCGCTATTGGTGTTGGCGGTACTGTTACTGGTAAAGGAGCTGATCTGCTCATTATTGACGATCCTCACTCGGAGCAAGAGGCAGCCCTAGCAGCTGGTGATCCTTCAGTATTTGATAAAGTCTTTGAGTGGTATACGTCTGGTCCTCGCCAGCGTCTGCAGCCAGGTGGATCTATCGTAGTCGTGATGACCCGCTGGGCTAAACGAGACTTAACGGGCAAGATCTGCCAATCCATCATTGATCGAGATGGCGAAGTCTGGGACATGATAAGTCTGCCAGCTATCCTAGCTAATGGCAAACCTTTATGGCCTGAGTTCTGGAGCCTGAAAGAACTGTCCGCCCTACGGGAAGAACTCCCGCTTCCTAAATGGCAAGCCCAGTATCAACAAGACCCAACCTCCGAAGAAGGAGCGATTGTTAAACGGGAATGGTGGAAGGAATGGGAAAAGGACGTACCCCCGCCATGTGCTTTCATTATTCAGTCTTGGGACACCGCCTTTACTAAGAATGAAAGAAGCGACTACTCCGCCTGTACAACTTGGGGAGTGTTTTACATGAATGAAAATGAAATGGATCCCCATATTATTTTGCTAGATGCGCTAAAAGAACGCATGGAATTTCCGCAATTAAAAGAACGAGCGATGGAACTTTATCGTGAATGGCAGCCAGATGCGTGTATAGTAGAGGCTAAAGCATCAGGAGCGCCCTTAGTTTTTGAACTAAGAAGAATGGGTGTGCCTGTGCAGGAATATACACCGACCCGTGGAAATGATAAAATTTCCAGGGTAAATGCTGTCTCCGATTTATTCGCGTCAGGTAAAGTCTGGTGTCCTCGTAAAAGATGGGCAGAAGAGGTCGTTGAAGAACTCGCAGCATTCCCCAATTCTGACCACGATGACTTAGTGGACTCCACGACCCAAGCCTTATTAAGATTCCGTAAGGGAGGGTTTATCCCCCTGCCTACCGATGAACCCGATGAACCCAGAGAATTTAGGCGCAAGGTAGCCTACTACTAAAAGGAAAAGTATGTCAATAGATAAAGCTTTATATGAAGCCCCACAAGGGTTAGCCGCAATTGATGGGCCAGAAATTGAGATTGAAATTATTCCAGAAATGGACATGGAAGAAGATATCTTAGAGATATCTACCGAAGATTTTAATGAAAATCTGGCCGAGAAAATTCCAGAGTCTGTATTAGCCACGCTTGGCTCAGAGCTGGTCGATGACTTTACGTCTGACGTAGATTCCCGCAAAGACTGGATCCAGACTTATGTAGACGGATTAGAACTACTTGGCCTAAAGATTGAAGAGCGCTCTGAACCATGGG